TTTATTATGTTTGTATAATATTTTTAATACAAACAGCATTAAAACTGATGTAAAGGGCTACAAAGAAAAAATCGAAGCCCTTCAAACTAAAGTAGATTCTGCACAAGCCGTTAATGAAAAAATTGATGTCAAAATAGACTCAGTAAAAGATAATGTAGTTAATATTACTAAAGAAATTCACCACATAGATAACAATATATCTATAATTAAACAACAAACAGATGAAAAAATTAATAGTATTGATAGTTTTACTGCTAACGAGCTTGAGCAGTTTTTCACAAACAGATACGACAAAGGTTCAAATTAAAACACCTGTAGCTAAATTAGTTATTAAAGATATCCTTAAAGGGGATGGATGTGCTGAAGAATTAAAACTTACTCAAGAAAAAGTTATTAAATTAGAAGCAAGAGAAACTCAAAAAGATACCATTATTTCTCTATTAGAGAGTAAAGATAAAAATAATCAATTCATTATCGCTACTCAGAAAGACCAATTACAACTATCTAAAGAACTTTCAGAACAATTACATAAAGAATTAAAAGGACAAAGGACTAAAACCTTTCTATGGAAAGTAGGAACGTTTGCCGGCATACTTACTACTTCATACCTATTGGTAAAATAACAAATATATAATAAAACATATAAGGTCTGATCAACATCAGGCCTTTTGTATATTTATATATAAATGATTATATGAGTGAACAAAATCAAAATATAAAAGATATAATTAAACAGGAATACATTAAATGTATGACTGACCCTGCCCACTTCATGAAGAAGTATTGTATGATTCAACACCCTACAAGAGGTAGAATTCCATTTAATTTATATCCCTTTCAAGATGGTGTATTACACCAATTCCAAAAAAACAATTATAGTATAGTTTTAAAATCTAGACAGCTAGGTATCTCAACTTTAGTAGCTGGTTTCTCTTTATGGATGATGTTATTCCAAAGAGATAAAAATATACTTTGTATCGCTACAAAACAAGAAACAGCTAAAAACATGGTAACTAAAGTACGATTTATGTACGATAATTTACCTTCTTGGTTAAAAGGAACCGAAAAACCCTTGGAGAACAACAAGCTCTTACTTAAATTACCAAATGGTTCTCAAGTAAAAGCAACTTCGGCAGCAGGTGATGCTGGTCGATCAGAAGCCGTTTCTTTACTTATAATTGATGAGGCCGCGTTCATTGATAACATACATGAGATATTTGCTTCTGCTCAACAAACATTAGCAACCGGTGGAGGGTGTATAGCATTATCTACACCTAATGGTACTGGAAATTGGTTTCATCAAACCTGGTCTAAATCAGAATTAGGAGCTAATTCATTCGTTCCAATTAAATTAAAATGGAATGTGCATCCTGAAAGGGATCAAAGTTGGAGAAACTTACAGGACACAGATCTAGGAATTAGAATGGCAGCCCAGGAATGTGACTGTGATTTTAGCACATCTGGAGATACAGTATTTGAACCTGAATTAATTGATTGGATTGAAGCTAATCTAATGGACCCAATTGAAAAACGTAATGTCGATGGTAATCTATGGATTTGGGAACAACCAGATTATAATAGAAGCTATTTAGTAACAGCCGACGTTGCTCGAGGAGATGGAAAAGACCATTCTGCATGTCATGTGTTTGATTTAGAAACAGCAACACAAGTAGCTGAATATAAAGGACAAATAGGAACTCGTGATTTTGGACATTTATTAGTAGGTTTAGCAGCAGAATACAATGATGCTTTATTAGCTATAGAAAACGCTAACGTAGGTTGGGATACAGTGCAAACAGCAATTGATAGAGGATATAAAAATTTATATTACTCACCCAAAACAGAAGCATACACATCAGATCAATGGGCTAGACGTAGTGAGAATCAAGATAGTTTAGTAGCTGGTTTTACAACATCTGTAAAAACACGCCCTCTAATGATTGAAAAATTTAGAGAATATACTAAAGAAAAAGCATGTTTTATTCGTTCTAAAAGAACACTAGCAGAAATGAAAGTATTTATTTGGAAAAATAGTAAAGCACAAGCACAAGAAGGATATAATGACGATCTAGTAATGTCTTTTAGTATGGGTCTATATTTAAGAGACACAGCTTTAAGATTTAGAAAATCAAACATAGAATACGATAGAGCAATGGTAAACGCAATATCAGTAGATAAAGGAATGATGAATTCCTATAACGCTAGAGGATATAATAATAATAATAACCCATGGAAAATTCAAACAGAACAAGGAGGTCACGAAGATATTACTTGGCTGTTAGGATAAATATTTATACATATGATAGACACATCTTTATTTGGTAGATTAAAACGATTATTTTCAAACGACGTAATTATTAGAAACGTTGGTGGAAATCAAGTTAAAGTAATCGATAGTGACCACATACAAAGTTCAGGAGTAGTACAAACAAATATGTACCCTGAACGATACCAACGTATATATACCGGAGGATTAGGTACTTATATTGGTAATGCTCCTTATTCTAATTTTACAATATTAAGACCTCAGTTATATAATGACTATGAGGCAATGGACGGTGATCCAATTATAGCATCTGTATTAGATATTGTAGCTGATGAATCTACACTTAAAAATGGCGCGGGAGAAGTATTAGCTATTAAATCACCTGATGAAAATATTCAAAGAATATTATATAATTTATTTTATGATGTACTTAATATCGAATTTAATCTTTGGGGTTGGGTTCGTTCAATGTGTAAGTATGGTGATTTTTATTTACATTTACACATTGCTGAAAAATATGGAGTATATCAAGTAATTCCACTTAACGTTTATAATGTAATTAGAGAAGAAGGATTAGATCCTAAAAATCCATCTTATGTTCAATTTAGAGTTGAACCAAATGCTTCATACACTGGTGTTTTAGGAGGACTAGATAAAGATGATATGGTATTTCAAAATTATGAGGTAGCTAACTTTAGACTATTAGGAGACTATAACTTTTTACCATACGGAAGATCATATATAGAACCTGCTCGTAAAATATTTAAACAATTAGCGTTGATGGAAGATGCTATGTTAATTCACCGTATATTAAGAGCACCACAACGTAGAGTTTATTACGTAGATACTGGAAATATTCCACCAAATGAAATCCAGGCATATATGGAAAAATTAAAAGGACAAACACAACGTACTCCTTTTGTTGATCCAAAAACAGGTGAATACAATCTTCGTTATAACATGATGACCGTAAATGAAGATTTTTATATACCAACAAAAGGTGGAAACACATCAACTAAAATAGATACATTACCTGGTCTTGAATATAACGCAATTGAAGACGTTATCTACTTAAGAGACAAAATGTTATCCGCTGTTAAAGTACCTAAAGCATTTTTAGGATATGAAGCAGATGTTGAAGGTAAATCTACACTAGCACAACAAGATATTAGATTTGCTCGTACAATTGAACGTATTCAACGTATTATAGTATCTGAATTAACTAAAATAGCATTAGTACATTTATATTCTCAAGGATACACTGATGAAAACTTAACAAACTTCGAACTTGAATTAACTACTCCATCTATCGTTTATGATCAAGAAAGAGTAGCATTAATGAAAGAAAAAGTTGATTTAGCTAGACAAATCCAAGAAACTGGTTTATTCCCTTCTGACTACATTTATGATTATATCTTCCATATGAGTGAAGACAAATATGATGACATGAGAGATTTAGTTATTGAAGATAAAAAACGAATGTTTAGATTAGCTCAAATTGAAAATGAAGGTAACGACCCTATAACAAGTGGAGAATCATATGGAACACCACATGATTTAGCTTCACTATATGGTAAAGGCAGAAACGACATGGGTACCCCGCCAGCATATGATGAGACAAACCCTGTAGGAAGACCTCAAGAAAAAACATCAGTTTACAATACTCAAAAACGAGTATTAGGAAAAGACCCATTAGGAAAAGGAGTAGACATATCACCAGACAGTGCAAAAGCGCCTGAACCTAAAGGAGGTTCTCCATTAGCACTAGAAGGAACTAAATCAGTATACATGCAAAATAGACATATGTTAGAAGAAATGGTTAAAAAATCTAATGTATTTGATAAGGATAATAAAAAATCTTCATTATTAGATGAATCAAATATTAAAGGCATATAAAACTTATATATTTATAACCAGTAAATTAACATCGTGAAGCCAAAACATAATAAATATAAAAACACGGGTATATTATTTGAGTTGTTAACTAGACAGATAACATCGGACATTATGTCTAATAAAGACTCGTCTGCTGTTAACATTGTTAAAAAATATTTTTCTAAAGGAGAATTAGCAAAAGAATATAAAATATACCAAGCATTAACTAAAGCTACTTCGTTAAATGAAGTTAAAGCAGAAAGTATTATTTCTTCTGCTGTTAAATTAGTTGAACGTTTAAATCGTACTGCTCTTCGTAAGGAAAAATATAACTTAATTAAAGAAATTAAGCAATATTATGATTTGGAAGAATTCTTTAAAGCTAAAATACACAATTATAAGGCACATGCTGCCGTTTATAATTTATTAGAAGCTCAAAGCAGTTTAGAGTTTATAGATCCATCATTTGTAATTACTAACAAAATAACTTTACTTGAATTTTTAACTAAACAAGATATAGATAAAGATAAGATTGAAGATCAAGTAATGGCTGAATATGCTTCTCAAGATAAATCAACACGCGCATTGATTTCTCAATTAATGATTGAAAAATTTAATGAAAAATATGCTGATTTACTTCCTGAACAACGTAACGTATTGAAAACATATATTAATAATATAACCAATACTGTATCATTACGTGAGTTTATTAATCAAGAGTTAGATCATATTAAAAATTCTTTAACATCATTACAATCATTTGTACAAGATAAAAGAACTCAAATTAAACTAACTGAGTTAATATCAATTATTAAACCTTTAGATAAAACAGAATCAGCTAGAGATGAAGATATATTAAATATACTTCAGTTCCATGAATTAATCCATGAAATCAAATCAACATGAGACCAGAAGATTTAAAAAAATTCATAGAAGAAACAGTAAATAAAATAATGTCGGAAGACGGCACAAGCACAACTGGTGCTGGTGAAGCATATAATAGTAGATTTTTTCTTAAGAAATTAAACGAAAAAACACCAACAACGGCTGCCGGAAAAGCTAATATTAGCTCATATACTAAAGATGGATTTAAAAAAGTACCTGAAGGAATGCCTTCGGATTCTAAAGTATATGATTATAAACAATTCCCAGCAGATCCAAAACCTAAAAGATATAAACTTTATAAAGAAGAATCACTTAACGAAATATCATACAGACGTTTTAATGAAAGTGTTAATAAAGTTTCCCCTGAACGTAAAATTACACGTGCTTTAAGTGAAGTTAATAAACGTGTTAAAGAAATAGAACAAGTCATTGAATATTCTAATAGATTAAAAACTGAAAATGTTATTAAACGTAGTAATTTTTGGGATTCTAAATTAGAACAATTAAATGTGTTATCAGAAAAGTTAAATCAATTATCTAAAAACATAAAAAAATTATCTAATGGATAAAGAGAAAAAAAAGTTAACTAAAGAACAACTTAAAGGAAAATTAGATACTTTAGGTGAAGAAATAAAATACCGTGTAGCTGAAGCCAAAAAAGGTAATGGTACTGAAGGTGCTCATAAAACTGATATCGCTGAATTAATGAAGGGATATCGTAATATGAAAGAAGCATATGATAGATTATTAAGAACTGAACAAGAATCACTACAATTAGAAGATATTTTATCATCGTTAGCTGAAGAAAAAGAGGAAGATCCTAAAAAATCTAAAGAAAGAGAAGAACTACAAAAATCTCGTATTGAGTCTTTTAGTGAGCTTATTGAACTTGTAACTAAATTGAAACAAGCTCTACCTAAAGCTAAAAGAGAAACAGAAAAATTCTATAAAGATAATCCAAATTCATTCGCTGTTGTTTTTCCTACAGACGAACTAAAAGATACTCTAACTAATATGTTAGAAAAATTAACAGGAATTAAAGAAAACCAAGAAGAAGAGGAATAATGAAAAATATAAGCGGACAATACCAGGACCTATTAGAAGGTAAAATGAGTCAAGCTCAATTTTTGCGTAACGCAAGAATGATGTTTCCTAATTTTGTAACTAATCATAATTCATTTGATGATTCAGTTAAAATTCTAAAAACTAAAGGAATGCTTAGTGAAGGTGATGCTGTAAAAGGAACACCAGATAAAGAACCAACATACGATTCATTAACACCAGATGATAAAATTAAATATAAAAAAGTTGAACAATCGCCTGAAGTAGATGAGCAAGATGGTATTTATCCTGCTACAACAATAACTGATATTCCTAAGACAAAAACTTATAAAAAAGTTAAAAATACATCTGACGGTTTAGAACCAATCAAAGATAACGACACTAAAAACGAATTAAAAAAAGTTAAAGTTGTTAAAGAAAGTGTTGAAAAAGATATTGAAAAAGCAATTAGAGATAAAAAAATTGATCCTGCAAAAGTAAAAGCAGCAGCTGAAAAAGCAATGCGTGGTGATTCAACAGAATTAGCAGTATTAATGGCTTTTGGAGGTAAAATAAACCCAATGGAGGAAAATATGGAACCCGAAGAAATCGAAACTGCTGAAGTTGAAATTTCTCAAAACAGATCATCTATTCAAGCAATGGCTGATAAAATGGGTATTTCTCAAGAAGAATTATTTAAACTATTACTAAAAAAATTAGGTGGTTTAGATGAAGCTCAAAGATCATTTGATGATGTATTTGCTGATTTTATTGAAACTGATGATGCTACTGAAATTAAAGCATATATTAAAACAAAAGGTAAAGATGCTATTGCTAAAATTAAAGCTAAATTACCTGCTATTAAAGATGCAGCTAGAACAAAATTAGCTAAATTAATGAAAGTTGAATTAGATGAAGCACGTTTTAAAAAAGGTACTGACATAGGTAAACCAGGTAAAGGATTTGAAAAAATAGCTAAGGCAGCAGGTAAAGAATATGGTTCAGAAGAAGCAGGAAAACGTGTAGCTGGAGCCATATTAAATAAAGTAATTAAAAAAGAATCAGTTTTAGAACGTTTAGTTAATAAAGTAATGAACGAAACTCTATCTAAAAAATCTGCGAGATAATGAGCAAAGAACTATTAATAGAACGAATATCCACAATTACATTAACTCCGCAGTTACTGCAAGAATCTGCGGCAAAAAACAACGGGCGTTTAATAGTTAAAGGAGTAGTACAACGTGCTAATGCTGAAAATGGTAATAGACGTGTTTATCCTGAGGATACTCTAAGAAGAGAAGTAGATAAATATAAAGCTACATATATTAAAGAAAATAGAGCATTAGGAGAATTAGATCATCCTGAGTCACCTATTATCAATTTAAAAAATGTAAGCCATAATATTTTAGATTTATGGTGGGAAGGTAATGATGTAATGGGTAAAATAGAAATACTACCTACACCATCCGGAAATATATTAAAAGCATTATTAATAGCTGGTATTACTGTTGGTATTTCATCTCGTGCTATGGGTTCTGTAAAACAAATTGGTGAGACTGTTGAGGTACAAGACGATTTAGAGTTAGTATGTTGGGATTTTGTTTCAACACCATCAACTCAAGGTGCATTTATGGAAATTGTAAATGAATCACTTAATCCAAATGCTATTAAAACGGATAAGTATCAAAAAATAAACGAATTAATAACAGAAATACTATGTAACAGAGCAGGATTCTGTTCATGTGAATTACCAGGACAATAATATGGGAACAAATTACATTATAGAGGCACAAAGATTACAGAAACTAGCTGGAATTATCACTGAATCAAAATTAAATGAATTATCAAGTAATCCTTTTAAACTCACGCCTGAAGAAACCAGAATTGCAGATGAAATTTTAGAAATAATACAAGAAGGAATTTTTGATAAAAACAAATTTTTAACTTATCTTAAAAAAGGCGCTATAACTGCTGGTATTATAGCTACTATACTTGGTTCTACTCAATTAGATTTCTCTCAAAAGAAAGATATAATTGATACTGTTAAAACTGAAAAAGTATTAGATCAAGAAGCTGAAAATGTAGCTGATGGAGCTTTTGCTATATCATATTATAAAAATAACACAGATAAAATAAATAAAATGGCTGAAGGTGATATTAAAATGTCATCATTAGTTAGACAAATTGATGATATGGTTAAAAGTAATGATGTTAATAACCGAAAATCCCTAGAACTCCTAGGTAAAATGTACAAATCAGAAATAGATAAAATGATTAAAAGCAATTAATAATTATGGAAGAATTAGCATCAATTTTATTTCACTCTAGAACTCAAGCACATGTATTCCATTTAGGAGTAAGTGGAGCTGGAGCATATGCAGCACATGTTGCCCTACAAGGTTACTATGAAGAAATAGTAGGCTTAACTGACGGTTTAGTTGAATCATATCAAGGTAAAAACGGACTGATCACATTTAAACCAGTAATGGGGTTAGATAATAACTGTGATACAAGAAACATAATTGCTTATTTTGATAAAATATGTATGATTGTTAAAACATTAAGACAAGCACCTGATTTAGCTGATAGTTTTTTACAAAATCAAATAGATAATGTTGAAGACTTAATTTATTCAACCAAATATAAACTAGTAAATTTACAATAATATGCCTTTTCCAACAGCAACAATCGTATATCAAGGACAATCAATAACTGGATCTTATAATAGATTTCAAGTAATGGCTTCAGGATCAGTAGTATCAGCAGGAGGATCAGCTTTTGCAGTTGGTCATATTTCAGCATTAAGAGATGGTAATGGAACTTTATTTTCATTTCCTTCAACATCTGGATTATTTATTCCACCAGGTACTAATATAGATTTTTCAATAACAAGTGCTTCATTAAGCGCAACAAGTGCTCCAATAATGTTTTTTCAAGTATAAAATAATAAATTTATCTAATGGCAGCAAAGGCAAAAACCAGTTCCGTTAACAGTTATATAGCGAAACCAAAAAGAAAAAGACCAGGTGTTCACGCAAAAAGTAAAACATCTAAGTTAAAAAATTCAAAGAATTACAAAAAACTATATATAGGTCAAGGAAATTAAAAAGAACCGCAACGATGTTGCGGTTTTTTGTTTCTGGTACATATTTATGCTTGACTAATGAATCATTTCTATATGGTTCGTCATTAAAGTAAAATCCCTATTAAGCTTTTTAATCAATAAGCTTATTTCCAAAACAAAATTTTAGGACAAAAAAATGAAAGACACAAAAGCACTTTTAAAAGAGGCTATTGCTGATGCTAAAACTGTACGTGAGACAGCCTTAGCTCAAGCTAAACTTGCTCTTGAAGAAGCTATGGCTCCTCGTTTACAATCTATGTTTACTGCTAAATTGCAGGAAGCATATGATGATGAGAAAGACTTAGAAGAAATGAAAGACAAGATGGCCAAAGAAGACATGAGGGATAGTATCCCTATGGAAGGAGATAATCAAGATGATTATGACCAAATGGAAGAAATTGACCTTGACGAAATTCTAGCAGAATTAGACAAAGAATTAAACGAAGCTAAAGGCGACGAAGACGAAGAAGAAATCGAAGCTGAAGAAGAAGTTGAAGACGTTGCAGACGATGCTAAAGAAGACGAAGACGAGGAAAAAGAAGTTAAAGACTTATCTATGGATGAGTTAGAAAGTTTAATTAAAGACATTATTTCACAAGAAACTGGAGACGGTGAAGGCTACGAAGACGAAATGGCTGTGGACGCTATGGATGACATGGGAGACGCAGAAATGGCAGTTGACGGAGCTGAAGAAGATTTTGATTTAGAAGAAATCTTAGCTGAATTAATGGGCGAAAAAGATTTAGACGAACGTAAAAAATACGGTGGTAACAAAGGAAATATTCCTGACAGTAAGCGTGGTGATAGAAGATCTACTGCTGAAGAAGAAGGAGTTGAAGACTACAAAAAGAAAAAAATGGAAGAAGAATTAAAATTAGCTTTAGAAGCTGTTAACACTCTTCGTACTGAACTTAATGAAGTTAATTTGTTAAACGCTAAATTATTATACGTTAATAAAATCTTTAAAGCTAAAAACTTAAACGAATCTCAAAAATTAACAGTTATTAAAGCATTTGATAAAGCAGAATCTGCTAAAGAAGCTAAACTTGTTTACGAATCATTGTCAACAACGTTTACTGCTCGACCAGAAAAACGCCAAATCAAAGAATCATTAGGATTTGCATCTAAATCCACTGGTGTAGTTGCAAAACCAACAATTGTAGAAAGTAACGATTTCGTTACTAGAATGCAAAAATTAGCAAATATTAAATAAAATTTAAAAATTATTCTTAAAAATGGAAAATTTAAACACTCTTTTAGAAGGAGCAAATCCATGGAAAAGCCAACAAGCAGAAGCTGCTAGAACAGCTGCTAAATGGCAAAAAAGTGGACTTCTTGAAGGATTAACAACTGAAGTTGAAAGAAACAACATGTCTGTTATCCTTGAAAACCAAGCAAAACAATTAGTTGTTGAAACTAATGTAACTGCTGGTACAAACTCAATGCTAGGTGGTACAGGTGAAAACTGGGCTGGTATTGCATTACCATTAGTACGTAGAGTATTCGCTGAAATCGTAGCTAAAGAATTCGTTTCAGTACAACCTATGGCTATGCCTTCAGGTCTAGTATTTTACTTAGACTTCCAATATGGTGATAACAAAAACCCATTCGTGGCTGGACAATCACTTTACGGTTCATTAGCTGATGTACAAGCTACTGACTATGATATTACAAACGTTAACCCAACAGGTGGTCTTTACGGTCAAGGTAGATATGGTTACTCTATGAACCAGTTCTCTGCTTCTGTAACAGTAACTACAGCATCTTATGCTACTGCTGCTTCTGACTCATTAGCACCATTCGTAAACTACGATTCTCGTTTCATCGGAACTTCTACTACATTATATAGAGTAAGTATTTCTGATTCTCAATTAGCAACTTTAGATCTTCCTGATTTCTTAGCAGCTTCTGCTTTCATCATCAGTGGTTCAGGGGTTAATCCAGCGAACGTATTACAACAGTTCACTAACTACTCAAGTGGTTCAGGTGCTACTGCATTAACATTCATTACTAATGCTGCTCCATCAGTAGGTGCTGCAACTACAGTATTATTCTACAGCAAACAAACGACTCCTGCACAAAGAGGTGATTTCGAAGCTGACAGAACTAACACATCTGTACCTAACTCATTAGACCCAGATCAAATTGTTATTCCAACAGTAAACATCCAAATGAAATCAGATGCTATTGTTGCTAAAACAAGAAAATTAAAAGCACAATGGACTCCTGAGTTAGCTCAAGATTTAAATGCTTACCAAAACATCGATGCTGAAGCTGAATTAACTGGATTATTATCTCAATACATCGCTATGGAGATTGACTTAGAAATCTTAGGCATGTTGACTGAAGAAGCAGCTACTGTAGGGTACTGGTCAGCAGAAAACAACAAATTGTGGAATGGTTCAGCATTCGTTCAAACTTCAACTACAACAGGTGGTTTCTATAACACACAAGGTGGTTGGTTCGCAACTTTAGGTACAGTATTACAATCAGTATCTAACAAAATCTTACAGAAAACTCTTAGAGGACAAGCTAATTTCTTAGTAATTTCTCCAGCAGTAGCTACTATCATGCAGTCTATCCCAGGATATGCTTCAGATGCAGGTGCTGAATTGGATAAAGTATTCAACTTTGGTAGCCAAAAAATTGGTACTTTAAATTCTCGTTACAAAGTATATGTAAACCCTTATTTCAGTGATAACGTAATCTTAATGGGTTATAAAGGTGCTCAATTCTTAGAATCAGGTGCTGTTTATGCTCCATACGTTCCTTTATTAATGACTCCATTAGTATACGATCCAGATACTTTCACACCAAGAAAAGGTATCATGACTCGTTACGCTAAGAAAATGGTACGTCCTGAATTCTACGGTAAAGTATTCGTTAACGGTTTAAATGCTTTAGGTATTAACTAATAACAAACTAAACCAATTATTAAGAGACCCAACGCAAGTTGGGTCTTTTTTTATATTTATATCAAAATAACTTAAACGTTTTACTATGGCTTCAAACCATCACACTGATGAAGTCTTCATACCTAAAAGAAGACCGAAAAACCCAATTAAGTTCCAACTCCAACTTAATGAAGAACAAAAATTAGCAAAAGCACTTATTGTAGAAAACCCAGTTGTCGTTTTAAAAGGAATGGCAGGTTCAGGAAAAACATTAGTTGCTGTTCAAGCTGCACTTGATATGTTATTTAATAAAGAAGTAGATAAAATAGTAATTACTAGACCTACAGTTGCTAAAGAAGAATTAGGATTTCTACCAGGCGATTTAAAGGAAAAAATGGACCCATGGTTAGCACCAATTTATCATAACCTATATATGTTATATGGTAAAGAAAAGGTAGATAAAGAATTAGAACGCGGTAACATTGAAATTGTACCATTTGCGTTTATGAGAGGTAGAACATTTGTAAATTCATTTGTTATTGTAGATGAAGCGCAAAATGTTACTCAAGATCAAATGGAAACTGTACTAGGAAGACTTGGTAAAGGATCCAAAATGGTAATATGTGGAGATTTAGCTCAAATTGATTTAAAAGTAAAAAAAGAAACTGGTTTTTCATTTTTAACAAGAGTTGAAGAACAAGTAACCGGATTTAAAATATTTGCTTTAAAAGCTAATCACAGACATGATATAGTATCTCCTATATTGAAAGTATATCAAGATTTTAGAGATTAATTAGGTTTTCTTAATATTTATAGGTAGTAATTTCAACAATAAATGGCAGCAGGTAAATATTCATTCATAATAGAACAAGGATCTACAACTAATTTTACTATAATTTATACAGACTCTACAGGAGCTCCTATAGATTTGACAAGTTATGGTTCAAAAATGCAAATTAGATTAACATATGATGCTCCTCCTATTATAACTTTAAGCAGTAGTTTAAACCCAGACGGAACTGGATTAAACATGACTAATGCTGCTTCAGGAGCTATAGGAATATATATTGCCTCTTGTACATCATCTATGTTTAATTTTGATACGGCTTTATACGATTTAGATGTAGTATCAGGTAGTGGACCGTGCCCTGTAGTTAATAGAATTCTTGAAGGAAAAGTTAAATTAAGTAGAGAAGTTACTATAATAGGATAATGAGTGTAAATATTAATAACCCAGCAAACTCTTTGTACAACACCGTAAATGTACTTCCAGATTGGAATAGCACTGTAATTCAAGTAGCTACTCCGGGACCTCAAGGTCCTCCAGGACCAGCAGCTGATCCAAGTTTATTTACTAGTTCATTTGTTTCTACTTCATCATTTAATGCTTTTACTTCATCTTATAATACAGGATCTTTTTTAGGTACTTTTACTGGAAATGGTAGTGGTTTAACTGGTTTACCTACTTCGCAATGGACTAGTTCTTTTGATGGAAGTATTAGTAGCACTTCAAATGTATTTGTAACCGGTTCATTTGGTGTAACTAATCAAGCAGGTACATCATTATTTTTAATAAATTCTCAAGGAGCAACAACAATAAAAAGCACAGCTGCTAATATATTTTTAGTACAAAATCAAAATAGTACAAATATATTAACTGTAAGTCAAAGTGGTGTTATAGTAATAGCAACACAATCCGTGGAATTATCAAACCCAGCACCAAATGGAGGAATATATTTTACTTCTAATTCATTCTTTATAGGTCTTGATTAAAAATTAAATATTTATCAACATAAAATAAAATATAAACTAAAAAACAAATAATACAAAATGGCAAATTGGAAAAAAGTCGTTGTATCCGGGAGTAACGTATCGCAGTTAAATAACGATGCAGGATATTTAACAGCAGGTACTTTATTAGTACCAAACTTATTTAGTACCGCTTCATTTAACGGAACAAACTTACTAGCAGACTCACAATCGGGTAGTTTAAACTTCGCGTCTTCATCAACTCAAGGTTTAACTATTACAGCTAATGCTGGAACAGATACTTTAACCTTTGGTTTAGCAGCTATACCAAATACAAGTTTAGCAAATAGTTCAATAACAGTAGGTTCTACGGCTATTGCATTAGGATCATCAGCTACTACAATTGCAGGACTAACATCTGTAACTTCTACTACTTTTGTAGGAAATTTAACAGGAACAGCTTCATTTGCTACTACTGCTTCATATGCTAATTTTGCAGCAACTGCTCCATACTCAGGAATTACAGGTGTACCAGCAGGATTAGTGTCAGGATCTTCTCAAATTTCTTACTCAGGAATTACAGGCGTACCAGCAAATATAGTATCCGCTTCTGTATTATCTTCACCAGGTCAAGGTCAAGCTTTACTTACTACAAATGGTGTAGCAGGTTCTACAATTGATTTAGGTTTAGAAACAGGAGACAGCCCAACATTCGCAGGTGTAACAGCCGGTAATGTAACAGTAGGTGTTTCAAATGATAATACAATTACAACATCAACTGGAGACTTAACAGTAACTTCAGCTGGAGGTAATGTAACCATATCAAACAATTTAGTTGTAACTAATAACTTAACAGTACAAGGTACAGCATCTTTCCAAAATACAACAAACTTAGAAGTAGCAGATAGATTTATCTTAATGGCTTCTGGTTCAAATACAACTGGAGACGGGGGTATCGTAGTTCAACAAGCAACACAAAATGTTGGTGAATTATTTGGATGGGATTCAGGAGTATCAAGATGGGGAGTTACTGGTTCATTTACTGCTAACAATGCTTCATACACACCAGACGCGTTTATGGCAGCTGTAACAACAGCAGCAGGAACTTCACCAGCACCAGCATCAAGATACAATGCAGTAGGTAATATTTACGTATCAAGTGGTGACGAAAGTATTTGGATTTATTCATAAAAAATTAAAAAATGTTATGGCATTTAATGCACAAAACGTAGTTGTAAAAGACAAAACTACATCTAATATAGAAAATACTCTATCTCCTAATCAATTAACTTTGAGGGAGATAGAGATTTTACTTTCTTTAATAAGAAGATCAACTTTTCTTGGAGAAGACCTAGAATCTTTGTATAATATGGTTATTAAATTACAAAACCAATATACAGAACAAACTAAATAATACAAGTTATGGATTTATTTGAAATCAACCTTACTTTTAATGAACTTACTTTCCTAAGATCTGCTTTAGATCCTATTTCTATTCAAGGTAAAGATGCTCGTTTTGTAGCTTCACTACAAATGAAGCTAGAACATGAAATAGAAGAAGTAAAACGTATGTTTCAAGAAGCAGAAACTAAAAAAATGATAGATCTTCAAGAAGCTATTGAAGAAGATCAAAAACCTATTAAAAAACACATAAAATAACGCAAATATACGGCGTTATATTAATTGATTAAACATTATCATGATGTAATGCAATTTTTATGTCTTTTTTGTTTAAATCACATATTTATATTATATATTATAGACCCCTAATGGGAAGTGGGCAGGCAATCCTGTAACCAATCATAATAACATTTAATATGCCAAGTTGGAAAAAAGTCATAATTAGCGGCTCAAATGCTGCTTTAAATTCTCTTACCGTTTCAAACGGAATAACCATAACAGGTTCACTACAAGTATCATCTTCAATTTTACAATACTCAAACAATGCAGCTATAACATCAGGTTCAACTGCAAACGTAGCATCATTTAATACAAGCTCTTATACAGCAGCATTTTTTGATTATGTAACAACATCAGGAACAAATGCAAGAGCAGGAACTGTATTTACAGTATGGAATGGTAATAGTGTAGAATATGCAGAAACATCAACAAATGATATTGGAAATACTTTTAACTTAGTGCTATCAGCATCTGTCTCAGCAGGGGCAATTAGGTTACAAGCAACTTCTTTATCAGGATCTTGGTCAGTAAAAACTTTAGCAAGAATGATATAATATGGGATTTTATAGAGGACCTCACATAGTAACAGATGGATTAGTACTTTGCTTAGACGCAGCTAATCCTAAATCATATCCTGGATCAGGAAACACTTGGTACGATGTGAGTGGAAACGGAAATCATGCTACTAAGAATGGCAATGCTGCTAATCCTACATGGAATTCAGCAGGATATTTTTCATTTGCTGCTTCAGATGGAACTACAGGAGCTAATAATATATTTACAGTAGCTAATAGTAGTACCTTACAGAATTTAACAGATACTACAGTTCAGTTTATCTGCGCTATGGAAACTAAAACACCAGTAGGAAGTGATTATGGTTGGATGTGTATGGTTACAAAAGGAGAAGAAGGAAACCAAAGACCAGGTACATCTGTAAATCAAGACTCTGGATTAAGATATTATCATATTGAATGCCCTGGTGCTGTAAATTCAGTAGCAAATTTATTTACAAACTCTGACTACACAGGTACTAAGTGGAACATGTTTCAAACAAGAATATCAAATGCTGGTGGAACTCAAGGATGGTTAAATGGGGTACAAGTTAGTAGTGATGGAGGTCTTACAACAACAGGAAATACAAATACATTGTATATAGGAAATAATGGATCTTTTGAATTATTTAAAGGTAAAATGGCTTCTATTTATATATACAATAGAGCACTAACAGCGGCGGAAATGCAGCAAAACTTTGACGCAACTAAATCAAGATTCGGATTATAATATGTTTACAGGACCTCACATAGTAACAGATGGATTAGTACTTTGCCTAGACGCAGCTAATAATATATCATATCCGGGATCAGGAACAACTTGGAGTGATTTAAGTGGTAATGGAAATAATGGAACAATAAGTAATGGAGAATTTGTTCCTAATGCTTTTGGTGGAGGGTATTTACAAAATGTAAATAATCAATCTAATACCTTTTATATAAACATTCCTAACACTACATCTTTATCAAATACCCTTAGTGTAACAACAGGAGGATGGGTAATTGAAGAAGTTATTTGGACTAATTCAACAAATTATCCGGAGGCAGATGCGGGAAGTGTATTTTCAAGCCCGGCATACGGCTCAGGAGCAACAGGGTTTGACTGGAATCATGGATATGGGATTACCAATTTTCAATTTGGGCAATCAAGCAATAGCGTCTCAGGGTATGAAGATACAGTAGTTGTTTCTTCAATCCCTTCTCAATATGCCCAACTTAATACTTGGAGAATTAGAACTATGGTCTGGGATAGAAGTAATAATACTGTTTCACTTTACATTAATGGAGCATATATTGGAGGGGGAAGTACTCCTAACACTGCCGGACAATCTTTATATGATGGTAGTGGAGGTGATGTAGGTACTCTATATGGGTGGAGATTTTATGGAAGAAGAGCTTCGTTTAAAATATATAATCGAGTTCTTTCTATAGCAGAAATCCAACAAAACTATAATGCACTTAAATCAAGATTTAATTTATAACATTATGTACGAAAATAGAAAATATTTAATATTCCCAATCACAGAACTTTCTAAAGTTGACTTCAACCAAGTTGGAGAAACATCTATAGAAACAGTAAGAAAATCTGTAGATCAAACAAAAACGTTTGTAAAATGGGAAGGAGAAGATCCAACATTTATCTCTCAATTAACAAACACTGAAGGACCTTATAATCATGAAGAAATATTAAATATTTTAGCAACTGAAGAATGGACTTCACCAATGGAAGAATTATAATATGGCAAGTATAGGAGGACCAAATATAGTTGAAAATGGATTAGTACTTTGCCTAGACGCAGCTAATACTATATCCTACCAATCAGGCTCAACAACTTGGAATGACATATCTGGATATGGAACTAACGGAACTCTGACAAATGGACCAACTTTTAGTTCTGCAAATGGAGGAATAATTGTTCTTGATGGAGTAAATGATTACATAAATAATACTGTTAATTTAACTCAAATTAATAATATTGCAAACTCATCATCGTTTACTTTTTCAAGCACCTTTCGATTACTCGCTATGCCTGCAGTAAGTGCTGCAAATTGTGGTGGAGTTTTAATGAAAAGTAGTTACAACCCATCATATGGGCTTAATATAGGGTTTAGCGGAGATAGTGGAGGGTTTAGAACAACAGCTCAGGTGTATTATGGATTAAGAAACCTCACAGGTACAGCAGGAGTCACACCAGGATACGGAATCTTTGATCAATATAGTAATTCTACACTACGAGTAGGACAGTGGTACAAAGTAGATATGGTACATGATTTTGCAGGAACTACTCACACCTTACGGCTATATATTAACGGAGTTTTAGATAGGGAATCTACTTCAACTAATGCACTATATCCAATAAATTTTCAAAATACAGCAACTCTATCAATAGCTAATCAAATATTAGGAGGTAACATAGTGTATACAAATACACAAATATCTAATACTCAAATATACAACAAAGCCCTAACAGCACAAGAAGTTTTACAAAACTACAACGCAACAAAAGGTCGATTCGGGTTATAAATAAATAAATTACATATTTATTATAGTACAACCTGGAAAATGAAAGGTAACTAAATTATGGCAAA